TACGATTTAATTATTGGAACCCTCCCCAAGTACGGCATTCCCTGCGCCAAAGACATCACCCCGCACCTTGTGCGAGAAAGTGATTTGACCCAACTTTTGGGAAAAACCGCAGTTCTTACTGTTCCTGGATCATCATGTATGATGCAAAAAGTCGCAACCATCCGCGGCTTGACCACCCAAGAATCCTTGCATGAGTCAACGGGCATTAGAACCATTTCAAAAATGGTAGAAATGCGCGGACGAACTGTAGCAGGTGATTGTGGAGGTCTTTACACCCTGGATTCGCGAGACGCTCGACGTCTATTTGGATTGCATGCAGCTGGAGTCAATGGTGCTGGCATTTCATATGCCGTGCCAATTTTTGCTGAGTTGTTTGAGGATGATGTGCCAGTGTATCAGGATCCTGTACCAGTTGTTAAGACTAACCCAATGGTTTATGGCCATGAGATGGGAGAGTTCTTGCAACAAGGAGCGGGAAACGTTTTGCCGCTGGAAACCATAAGTCGAATTCCGTTTGCTAATACCAAGAGCAAAATCGTGAAGACGGAGATTTTTGGTGAGATCTTTGAAACTCAAGTAGCGCCAGCCAAACTAGCTGAACCGTTGCACCCGCAAGGTCCAATGATCACAGCTGTTGAAAAACAGTTTGGCCCAGTTAAAAAGCTGGATGAAATACCGCTTATGAAAGCGAGACGCGACTACATTGAGATGCTTGATCGCATCGGAGTCCCCGAAGTCATGAGAGTTTTGACCTTTGAAGAAGCCACCCAAGGAATACCCGGCACCGACTATTTTAAACCAATAAATAGATCGCGGTCGGCGGGATATCCTTGGAGCCAATGGACTAGGACGAAGGGAAAGACTCAATGGTTCGGACACGACGAGTGGGAGTACAACGACCACACTGCTGCTCTCGAGAACACCATCAGAGAGCAGATTGCACAGATGGAGAAGGGACAGTTGGTTGACTACATTTTCACTGACACCTTGAAGGACGAAACGCGCCCAATTGAGAAAGTTCAAGCTGGCAAAACCCGCGTTTTCGCGGCAGCGCCAATGGATTTCCTCATTGTTTTTAGGCAATATTTCTTATGTTTTATTGTCCACATGATGAAGAATCGGATTGTGAATGAAAGCGCGGTTGGAATTCGAGCTCAGTCGAGAGAGTGGACCCAACTCTACCACAAACTCCAAACGAAAGGCAACAGAGTTATCGCTGGTGATTTTTCGAACTATGACGGTTCGTTGAATCCCGAGATTCTCTGGGTTGTTTATGATATTATCGAGGAATACTACGTGGGATCTACGCCTGAAGAGAGACGGGTAAGAAGATTCCTGTGGGAAGCCTTGGTGAATTCAAAACACCTGATGGGTTGCATTATTTACCAACTCAATCATAGCCAGCCATCTGGCAATCCATCTACGGCTGTACTGAACACCATGTACAACTCTCTTGCATGCCGATATGTCTTTTTCAAGACTTATGATATCGACAACGAAGCCTGTTTCTCCGATTACGTGTCTATGATCGCGTACGGTGATGACAATGTTTTGAACGTGTCGAGTCAAGTGCCAGACTTTAGTCAAGCACAGATGGCTCACGAATTTGCCAAGATCGGGATGATCTACACGGATGAAACAAAGTCAGGCTCTTTGAGAGATAAGACCATAGCCGAAGTTGCCTTTCTAAAGCGAAAATTCGCTTATGACCCAGCAATGGCCACATGCTATTGCCCGCTTGCGCTACCATCCATTTTGGAATGCTTTAACTGGATCAAAAAGACCGACCAGGAAGGCGAAATCATGCGCCAGCTAGCCACAAGTGCATATGTAGAACTATCTATGCACGAAGAAGATGTGTTTGACGAATACACACAGAAAATTCGTCTAGCCCTAGGGCGAGGGTACGGATGTGCCCCCACTCGCTATCGTTACCACGAATATCGCGGAATGATGATCACAGGGGAGTTGATTACTCGCTTCCCAGACTTAGAATGGGCCTAAGTCTTAATAAAAACTTCAACTTAACAATAACCACGTTTTCTTGTCATTGAGAACCGCTTGGACTCGATGGTCGAATGTTATTTTGAACAACTCAAAAGAATTAGGAGCTTGAGTTGGCATGAGCTGCAAAGCCATGTGTTTATCACACATATATCTAAATTTTAGTTTACACACACACACACAGAAAGGAGGTTACCTTAATTGGTTGTCTCTGAGATTCTTGCCTTAACCAGCCGGGATCAAACCCAACACTACACTAACCAAATGTTGCTTTAACTAGCCGTGTTTGGGGGTTGCCTTAATTGGCCGTCCACAAGGGTTGCCTTAATTGGCCGTCCGCCTTAGTTCTTGTTCTCACTTTCTATGTTAGGTACACAAAATACAGTCATATACACCATGGCTTTAAAGAAGGTTTCTTTCCATTTCTTCCTTCTTCATTGATAAATTTCAATGCGCCGCGAAATGTTAGCTCA